CTCTGCATTAATGCAACCAAGCCGGTATTGTTTGTTAGAGTTTGTTTATTTTGTTCGCGTAACTTGTCAGCACTTACACCCAATATAGAAGCATAAGCAGTTTGCATGCCGACTAATTTTGTAGCACTGGCTAGTTCAGCCATGTCTACTCGATTAGTAAATGTTCCCATCTGCTGTCTGGTTTCTAATTCTTCCATCAGCGCATCGTTGGCTTCTTTAAAGCCTAAACCTAAATCAGCACCATTTCTGGTTATCTCGCCAAATCGTTTAATGACACCGGCAAGGCTTGATGGGCTACCACTGCGACCTAGTGTAGCAGTAAGTCCTGCAAATTTAATCATTTGCTGTGCGGCTTCTTGTGTGCTGTATCCTAATTTGTTAAATTCTAAAATTGCACCGGATGCAGTATTGCCCAAAGAATCTGTAAAGCCTAGACCAGCCATGGTTAGGTCTTTGAGGTTGTCTGTGAGCCCAGTAAACATTTTAATACCAAAACCAGCTATGGCAGTAGTAGCTGTTACTGCGGCAACAGCAAGTCCACTGATAGCACGACCAGCGCCAAGGAATACACCTTGCACGTCAGCTTCTAAACGATCAGCTACATTTTTTCTAAAGCTGCCTTTGCTGCCTTTGCTGTCGGCTAGAGATTGTTTTTGTATTTTGTCTAGCGTTTCTTTTTGTTTGTCGTTGGCTTTTTTATTGTCTTTTTGATTATCTTTGGTTTCTTTAATTAATTCTTCGTAGAGCTTTCTGGTTTTGTCATCATCTTTGATCAATATTTTAAGCAAGGCCAGCATTTGAGCCTGTGTAGACTCCAGTGCGAAGTCAGGCACTTTAATAACACTACTATCAGGTAATATTGCTTCAGCCATTCAAAAATCCGTTAAACACCGTTTTTATGAAGATAAATATCAGAAAAGATAGATACATCAACTCATAATATTTATCTTATTCATTAACAGGAGTTTTTATATGGCAAACAATTCAAATCCACTTAGTGGTTATTTTAGAGCGCCAAAGCTATACACTAAAATACCCAGTGGTGGTCGTTTCTATACGCCGGACATTTTAGATATGCCCAGCAGCAACGAGTTGCCAATTTTTCCAATGACTGCCAAAGACGAGCTGATCATGAAAAATCCAGACGCTCTACTCAATGGTGAAGCTGTAGCCAGTTTAATTATTAGCTGTGTACCCAGTGTTAGGAAACCCAAAGCATTGATCAGCAATGACGTTGATGCATTACTAGTAGCTATTCAAGGTGCTACATACGGTGATGATATTAATGTAAAAGGCACTTGTCCAAAATGTCAAAAAGAGTGTTCAGGTGTAGCCAGCGTTGAAGGCGCACTAGAAACCATGACTGTGTTGGAAGAAACTTATAAGTTTGAAACACACAATGGTTTAACCATTGAGCTCAAGCCATTTAGTTACGAAAGCACAATCAAAGCCGGTATCGCTAATTTTAAAAGTACTCGTAGCTTGCAGAGCCTGTCAGAAATCAAAGATGAAATGGAACAGCTCAAAGCATTCAATGAAAGTTTCTTGCGTATTGCTGCCCTTAACTTTGATCTCATTGTTGACAGCGTAGCCAGCGTATCAGGTATTGGCGAAGCCGGTGAAAAGTTCAGCGTGACTGATCCAAAACTTATTCGCGAATTCCTAGAAAACTGCGAAACTGTCATTGGTAAAACCATTGAAGAAAAAATTACCAATATGAATAAAATTGGTGTAAACAAAAATGTTCAGCTTGAATGTGAGGAACACGGGCCATTTGCGCAGGAGGTTGGCTTTGACCCTGTAAATTTTTTCACAGCTTCCTAGCCACAGCTGAACCTGAAGATATCCTAAAATATCTATCTAGGTTAAAAAAGGAAGCTGTGGATCTTCAGAAACAGCTCACTGAACTAGTTGTATTCAGTAGCGGGTCATTTACTTGGACTGAAGTTTGGTATATGAGTTATTCTGATAGAGAACTAGCTGTCAAGATATTAAACAACTATAATCAGCTCAAAGCAGGCAAACAGCCTAATGAATATCTCTAAGAAGTCCCAACTAATTATTAGTTGGGATTTTTTTGACTTTGTTTAAGACCTAAAGGTCTTATCTTACTGCGTTCATTCGTTTCGTTTCACTTCACTCATTCACTTGTAAGATATTTTCTAGTTGATTTAATTATTAAGAAGTTATCACGAAAGTGGAGCCATAGTTCACCCCTTACGGAGTGAACAAAAAGGCAGCGTCATCACGATGAGCTTCACCATCTCTAACCCGGGTGCTACTAGGAGGCAGCGAGCCTTTTCCCCCCATACACTTCCGTCACTGAATTCCCGCGGAAATCAATACTGCCTGGTAGAGTTCAGCTGTATTGATTTGTGAGTTGCTTTTTCTCAGAGCTCACATACTTTTAATGCCATAACGTTGTTTGCATCTTGCCGACTGCATCCCCAGTATCCGCCAGCGATCTTTCACGCAAGCTCAAGGGGCCTACTACCGTCGTAGGTCACGTGCAGTTCATATGTTGTGCCAGATTTTGTGTTAAACTTGGTGTTTAAGATTGCCTAGGGTGGGCCATGTGTGTCGTATTAATTAGTAGTTCTTAAGTGCTTCTTTTAATAATTGTGAGCCGCCTACTCTTACGTTAATAATGCCATTATAATATTCATCGGTTTCTAAAACTCGTCTTTCAAATTGTTCGCGAGCTTCTAAATAACTAGCAACGCCGCGACTTGGACAAAAATAAAGTATTTCTCTTTTGAATTTATCAGGGCCTAGATTTTCTACATCTGCTTTAAGATGATCATTACTGCCCCAATATTCTCTCCAATCGCTTTCTACTTTACCGCGTCTGCGATTTTTTCTGCCTTTTAATGGTGGTTTTGAAACTTTAAATTTTGCTAATTTTTTGCCTACGTATTTTCTGTTATTAGTTAGATTAGTGATTAGATACACAAATGCTTCAGTGCCATGAGGTAGTTCTAATATTTCAATTCCGTTGTGTGTCCAATTCATAAGCGTATTTACACGCTCTAAAATAGAACTTGGTTACAAATAGGTTATTCAACATATTCTGTATCAGTGTTGTACATTGTAAAGCCGCCTTCTTTGATAACTGTGAGTACGTTATTAACACGCCCAACTAGTTCTTCTTTGTGACTGATCAAAAAGATATTCTTACCATGTTCACGATTCATTTTCTTAAGAATAGCCAAACTATTCTCAACACCCATTGTATCCATACCTGAATCAATAAGTTCATCAATACACATTAGATTCATTGGCTGATTTAGGCTTTCGTAAATGTCTCGGAAAGCCCAACTCAAACTTAGAATCAATCTGTTTCGCTCACCGCGGCTCAAATTATCAAAGTCTAAGTCTCTGCCGTACTCAGTAATTTCAACAGTCAAATCGCTGTTAAATTTTACATCATGTGGTAAACCTATGCGTTCTAGATAATATGCTAGACGGTGATTTAAGTATGCAATATTTTGGTCAATAATTTTCTTACGAATAAAACTATCTTTGCTGGTAAGCAATTTATGCAGGAACTCTTGGTGATCCTTGAGATATGTAAGCTCGTTGATTAAGTCAAAACTAATTTCCTGTAACCCTGTGATCTTGAGAGAATCAATTTGATCTATATAAGGGTTAACCTCGTTAATTTTTTCATTGTATTGACTTGTTAGTGTTTCTAGATTGTGTTTATGCTCTAATGCACCTTCCAGACTATCGTAGAAAGTAGTAGCATCCTCGGGTATCAAGCCAAACGCTGTTATAGCATCATTGATTTCTTTTAGACGATCAGAAACTTCCTTGTTATACTTTGTTTCTTCTTTGAGTTTGTCTCTGAGCCCACGAGTATATTCTTCGTGTGTGTCTAAATGTGCTGTACCTTGTTTGCAAGCAGGGCAGACCCCTTCTTCAGCATTCTTAATATTACTCTTAAGTTCGTCACATTTTTTAGTACTGCGATTCAACGAAGTCTCAGTACGATCACGCTCGTTTTCCAATACCGTCTTTGCATCGCGCTGTTCTTTATTATTTTGATTATTTTTATGAGCATCAATTTCGCGCTCAATATCAATCTCACTTAATGCAGCCAATACGTTTTGCATGTCTTGAAGTTTATCTGACTTGGTCTTTTCCCATGCCTTACTGCGACTTTCAATTTCAGCAATGTTCTTTTCAATGCGTTCGTTGCTGGTCTTAACAACATTGATACGAATTTCTTCGTCGCGAATCGTATCTTTTGTTTGTTTAAGTAGCTCTTTAAGAATATCAGCTTTAGAACTTAGCTCTGTGATGCCCAACAACTGCTCAATCATAGCACGTTGGTCGTTAGACTTCATGGCTAGGAAAGGTTCTGTGTAAGTGTTTAAAGCAATAATATGCTTAAACATTTCATGCGGAAAACCCACAACTTTTTCAATTTCTTTTTGTGTTTCTCGGCTGTCGCCTTGCGCATCATCATCTTCGTTGGTTTCTACGCCGTCTACAAAGAATCGTAATACATTAGGTTTACGACCTCTCTCGATGCGATATGCTTTATTATTAATTTCAAAATCAACTGTAACCATCATGCTTTTTGCATTGGTCTTGTTAATTAAATTATCTTTCTTGATATTTGTTAATGCTTCGCCGTAAAGGCCATAACTGAGTGCATTAATAATAGTAGTCTTGCCCGTGCCGTTACGACTGCCGTCACCACCTAGGTCAAGGTTATGTCCCAGTACCAGTGTAAGGTTACAGTTATCAAAATTAACAGCCTGTGTTTGTGCGCCTACGCTCATGAAGTTCTTGGCGCTTACATTTTTAATCTTTAACATTAGACCTCAAGTTTATTATAGATATCAATCAATACTTGTTTGTCCACACTATTTGATTCAATAGTGTCTAACTGACTTAGTACAATTTGATCTACACTTTCAAAGCGTATTTCGCCGCCCTCAAAGTTTTCTTCTTCCATTTTAACTGGAATCAGTTGTAGCTCTCGTACTTTATATTGCTCTGCAAACTTTTCTCGAATAAAGTTTGCTTCTTCGTAGCTAATAGTAATATTTAATTTTACACGAGCATATGTGTATTCGTCAAGCAAATTCTGATGGTTGTCTAGTAATTCTGATAAGCTGAATACTTTAAACTTAGGGCATTCAGGCCAGTTAACATATACCGGTTCTTCTCCCCATGTGAGGAACATTGCACCGCGATCATTATCATCAACGTCTGCATAGTTGTGTGGGAACGCATTACCAATATAGTGAATGTTGTTTTTGTACTGACGCTTGTGGAAGTGTCCGCTGAACACATATTCAGGGCCAGTCAAGTGTTCTGCTTTAAGCCCACCGTGATCAGGCATTTCTACCATGGCGTTCATTTTGAAGTAGGGCAGTTCTAAGTGGCCAAACAAATATTTGACTTTGAGTTTTTGAATAGCCTTCCATTCATCTGCTACCAGCCAAGGAATAATAGCAACGTCATCTTTTACGTAATGGTTATCAACCATTACAAAATTTGGTAAATCTCGAGCATACTCAATACTGTTTAATTCACGCTTGTCTTTGTAATATAAGTCGTGGTTACCAGTAATGAAATAAACTTTTTCAAAATTGTCATTTAATTTTTTTAAATCGCGAATGCTAGCATTCATTGTAGCCACATTAATAGTAGCACGATGGTGACTCCAGTCGCCTAAAAAGATACAGGTTTCAGCGCCGCGAGCTTTTGCTTCGGCAATAAACCAATCAATGTACCTATGACAATCGTCTAAATGAACGCGGCTGTTTTGCTTTAAACCGTAGTGAATATCTGTAAAACAAGCCGCTGTCTTAAACAGCTGACTCATAGATCTTCGTATTCCTCAAATGATGGTTTTTCAGCTTCAGCTGTTTCTCTGAGCTGACGAATTTCTTCTTCGTGAGCTAACTGACGACTAAAGCTAGGCATGTGTCCCTGCTCAATCAAAATGTCGTCGCGAATAGTTTGATTACGTTTTTCTAAATTAAGCACTCGAGTAAAACTGTTGTTTACTGCGGCTGTGTAATAAGCAAATGGATTATCGCTTTTCGCTTCGTTAAACTGTAAGCCAACTTGACTTAGCTGTACCAGTGCTTGTCCACGCATCTCATCAATATAGGTGTATCCACGCCAGTTAGCACGATGGCTGTAACGCTCAACCAGTTTGAGGAACATTGTGCCTAATGTATTAGTAATGCGGCCGTGCGACGCACAAAATTCACCGTTACTAATACTACCACGCCAATGACTGCGGGCTACTTCTTTTAGTTCGTCGTTTACATAAGCATAATGTTTGAACGGCGGGAAGTTTACCTTACTTTTTTCGTCTGCTTCGCTTTTTGGATTTTTCTTACGACCTTCTTCTTCGGGTACATGCTCATACGTCATTACTCGAAATACAACCTGAGAATTGTCAATTGAATCTGGGTCTACAGCAAAGTCTTTTTGTTTTGGCTTTGTTCTGTAGTCTTTTGAATCGTGCCCTAACATAGCTTCTGCATAACCTTCCGCTTGCAATCTTGCGGCTCGATTTTCTTTAGCTGTTTTTAAGGATTTCTTGTTTATATCCTTAACACTATCAACTATGATATCATACATGCTATATTGATCATCTTCAATATAACAGTAGGTCATCTTACTCTTATGGATTTCTTTAAGAATGTCCTTGTTGTTAAGATAATTTTGTTTTTTTACTGTTGCGGTCATGCAATCTCCTGTAAGACTTTTCTTACCAGTATACAGTATTTTATAACAAAGTCAATGGAAAACTGGGGTTTCTTGGATTTTCTGGCTAGTAATTAAAACGGGTTATTTACAGATAGATAAATATTGATATAGGAGAATACCATGGCCACAAAGATTCCAAATTTTTTACAAGGACCTGCTAGAACAGCCGAAGGCTTTCTAAGCAATCAAGTTGGCAAAGGCTTAGCCAGCATTAAAAATCCAATGCTGCGATCCGGCCTAGGTTCAATGTTGAACAACTTCCTACCTGGCTTTGGTGGCGGCATACCAAACTTTTCAGATAATAAATTTGCTAAACTGGTTGACGATCGTTTATTAGAAGCATCAAAACAGGCTAACTTAGCTATCGCACAAGTTGGTCAAGTCACAACTTCAACCGAATTAAGCAAGGGATATGATTGGCGTGCAAGACTAAGACCTAAAGCTGGCGGCATTGAAAAATTTTACGGCCAAACCACCGATGGCGACTTCCTTCTCAGACCTTTAAAAGAAACCGGTGGACTAGTTTGGCAATATACTCCTAACATTTTCTTAAGCGGCAGCGCAGAATATAATCAAGCTGTTATGCAGGGTATGAACTATCCAATTAACACATTTATCAGTAGCAAAGCACCAGATATTCCAGTAGCGGCTGACTTCACAGCCAACGATATCTATGAAGCTAGATACATGTTGGCTATCATGACATTCTTAAAAATCTGCACAAAAGCATACTTTGGTGATGCAGCAGTTGCTAAAGGTGACTTTGGCACACCTCCCCCTGTTATGTTATTTGAGTACCTAGGCGAACACGGGTTTAATAAAGTGCCTGTGGTAGTAACCAACTATAGTATTCAACTTGACGGGGAAGTAGACTATGTTCCGGTTTTAATTAACGGTAATCAAAGAACCTTTGTTCCCACAAAAGCCAACATTACAATTAACTTATCACCAACATATACACCACATAAATTGCGTAGAAGATTTGATCTAGATGCAGTAAGAACAGGTCGTGCATATAAGGATGGGTTCATCTAATGGCTGAAAATAGAATTCGCAAAGATAGTTTTATTAAAAACACAGCAATTATGGATGGTCTATTTTTAGACTATAACATTTTGCCTTCTATGCCAAAATACGAATCAGACGAAGCGTATGTTATAGATTATGCTTTTAATGAAAGACCTGATTTACTAGCACATGCTTTATACGGCAATTCTAGACTGTGGTGGGTATTTGCTTTGCGTAACCCTGACTCAATTGAAGATCCAGTACGCGATTTTAAAGCAGGCACAAAAATATATTTGCCAACTAAGGAAACAGTTAACATTGTAGCTGAGAGCGTATAAAATGGCTTTGTCTAATAATCAATCACCGCAGATACCAGATCCATATCTAGGTACCGTATACGGAAATATTTTAGATATGTTTGACAATCCTGCATACAATCTAAAAATGTATATGATGCCAAAGGCGCAGTGGTTTTCAAGTAGAAAAGCTGCCACCGGTGGTACAGATTCAATTACACAGCCAAATCCAAGAGCGGACGCACCTACTACCACCGATCCAGTATCTGGGACTGTAGCAGTTTCCAACGGTAGATTGGTTGTGTTAGCACAAACTGGTGTAACAGGTGTTACCATTGATGATTTGTCATTAGAGTCCGCACCACACGGCACCGGCGGCTTTTTTGTTAATAAAGTAAAGTTTAAGATTATACAACCGGGTGGTGCCAACTTTTTAGATCAAATTATTGCTGCCGATAAATTTTTAAAAAATGAAATTACGCAACAGCCAATATTTTTTATAGATATAACTTTTAAAGGTTATAAATCTGATCCCGATGACAACGACGCTGGCGGAGAATTGGCAAAAGTACTTGGACCAATCAGCTATCAGTGTAGACTAACTAAAATTTCTGTAAGGTTAGATAATACGGGTAGCGTATATGATTGTGAAGCTACCATAGAAGAAACCATTGCTTTTAGAGACAGCATCTACAGATTACCAACCACAATGGATAGTGTTGGTAAAACCATACGAGATCATGTTACATATTTTGAAAAAAAACTCAATGATTACTACAAAGGAATAGCAACGCCCGACAAATATGAAAAAGGCCCAGATGAAATTAAATTTGATTTGTCTGCGTTGGTAGGATCATCAGGTTCAACCAGCGGAGGCATGGGTGAAGCATCATTGTTAATCAAAGATGATACGCTTAATACTAGCAATAGCAAAGAGGCCGAAGATGTAAACAGAGCCTGGACAAACTTAGAAAATAATACATCAGAGCAAGAACAACAGAGTGCGCAAACACCTCCAGCTAACACAGGTAAAACAGATATCATTGTTGAAGCAGATAAAATTGTTATCAAAGAAGGTACTTCTCTTGACAAATACTTTTTTATACTTTTAAGTATGAATCAAGAATTTTTAAACATGATAACTAGAAAAAACAAGTTTTCAGATCCAGGAGACTTATCAGCTGACAAAGCTAAAACATTTGTGTCATGGATGCGTATGAACGCAGAAGTTGAAGAACTTGAATGGGATAAAAAACGCGGTGCATATAGAAAAAGATATACTTATAAACCTACATTATATAATACTGGACGTTCGGACGTTGCGCTCACCATTGACGAAGTAGACATATCGGGATACGAAGCTACAGCAACAAAGAAACTTCAAGATTTATATGCTGCTGGTCAGCTTTTTAAAAGTTATTATTATGTTTTTAGTGGCCGAAACGATCAAATTTTAAATATTGATCTTTCCTACGATGCTGGTACAACACTATTAATGCCCCCCAAAGGTGGTGCGTTGGGGGATGTTAGTATCACGTCTGCTGTGGCTTTGAATTCTACTGTGGCTGCTGATGCAGACGCAAGCGGAAAAAGTTTATTTAACAAGGCCAAGGAGGCCGGCAATAAAGCTAAATTTGGCGACTTATTAAATTCAATTAAGGATACTGTTAATTCAGTTAATTCTGTAGCAAGTGCTATTGGTAGAACGCCTGAACAGCTAAAAACAATTTTAAACGATACTACCGGCAAAGCACAAAAGGCTTTAGTAAATTCGCTAGATACAAAAACAATTAATAAAGTAGCATCAGCCGCAGTAATGTCAGAAAGCAGTAACACGGCTACTTCTCCAAATTTAGGAACTACGCCCAGCGGCGCACCGTATACACCAGACAAGAGCGCATTTGTGTACGCAGAAGATTTAGTTATGTCATCAGACGCTATAGATACAGCCGACCTTAATGCGGCGGGTATTGATGTTGACCTACGTTACGAAGTAATTGCAACTTCAACTGTACCTAATATAGCTGAAGCTGCGACCTATGTGACTACTAATCCGGGTAATACATTATTTGGATATGTTTACGATCAACAAAATAGAAATGCTTTTTTAAATAAAGTCACCATGACAATTCGTGGAGATCCATGGTATTTAGGCAAAGCAGAAGGGCAGACCAAAGTAAGCCCTACATCAAGTCCAAACGCTATAAGTTATAAGTCTGGCGACAATAATTTTATTCTGCAAATCGCGGCAGCAAGGCCCTACGATCCAGATGTGGCAGATGAGGATAGTCCTAAAAATTCTGGTTACTGGAACATGGATGGCATGAGCCATTCGTTCTCGGGCGTGTATTCAATCAAAAAAGTAGTTAATCATTTTAGAAATGGAATATATACAGTTGAAGTAGAGGCTGCAAAAAACTTTGCAATACCATTAAGCAAGATACGCCGAGTTCGTGTGGAGGAAAAACCAAGGGATCTAACAAAAGTACCAGGATACGATCCTACCGCAGGAGTATTAGTACCTCCTAACACAGACGTGCCCACAGGTGGTCCAACAGGCGATCCAAACTCAACTTATCTAAGTGGGACAGCTCCTCCGGTTACACCTGGCGGCGCAAGAAATTTTGACGAAGCTAAACCTGCACTAACACAGCTCAAATCATTCCTAGAACAACAAGGTTTGCGTGTAGATGAGAACCCAAATCTTGGCACCGAGTATACCCCAGGAGAACATCGTGGCCAAGGCCATGCACAGGGCAGAGCATTTGATGTTAACGTGTCTAGAGGTGTTAACGAGTGGGACAATCCTACATATAGAGCTAAATTTGACACAATTGCAGCAGAACTTAGATCAAAAGGATGGACGGTTTTGTGGGGACCCAACGATGGACACACAGATCATCTTCATGTTGAACATCCACCATATAAAGGTCGATAATGGCTAATAACGAGAGATACAGCAACAGAAATCCAGAAACTAAAAAGGTTGATCGCAAAGATCCAACCTGGGGGATTTATGTTGGCGAAGTTATTAACACAAAAGACCTAAGCAGAACCGGTAGAATACAGGTTTTTATCAGCGCATTAAGCAAAGACAAAGAAAGTACCGGAGGCCGTTTTGATTGCATTTGGACTAGTCCGTTTGCCGGCGGTACAGACCCTGCGGCGCTGGGCGAAAAAATTGAAAGCTACGAGCAAACACAAAAAAGTTATGGCATGTGGATGGTGCCACCTGATATTGGTAATTTAGTATTGGTTGCATTTGGCGATGGCAATTTAAAATTTCCTTATATTTTAGGATGTTTGTTTCCCGACAAATACAATTATATGGTTCCCGGAATGGCCTCAGGTAAGAGCTACAGCGACCCAAATCTATCGGTACCTGTAGCAGAAAAAAACAAGCGTGATGAGAGAACAACACACCAAGACGCTATTAGACCAATACACATTGACCTAGCTGAAAATATTGTCAAGCAGGGTCTGATTAATGATCCTATACGCGGAGCAGGTAGCGCGAGCGCAAGACGTGAGAGCCCCAGCGAAGTATTTGGCATATTAACACCAGGTCCAAGAGATCCTAAAAACTTTAATAACAGGCTAGCTGGACATCAATTTATCATGGATGATCGTTATGGTAGTCGCATGATACGACTACGTAGCGCCGGCGCACAACAAATATTAATGGATGATACTACAGGTATCATTTATATTATTAATAAAAGTGGTAAGACTTGGATTGAGCTGGACAATGGCACAATTAATTTATATGCTGATGCTAGTATTAATATGCGCACCCGCGGCAACTTTAATTTACGTGCTGATCTAGATGTTAACATTGAAGCAGGACAGAATGTAAACATAAAGGCCGCTGGCGATAACGTTGGCGGTAAAGATTATAAAGGAATCCTCAAAGGCGCCGCTGTAGGATTACCTTTAGGATCAGGTGGCGCAGTAAACATTGAATCAGCTGGCCCAATCAATCAATTTGCCATGACAACATTTAACGCTACATCGGCCGTTAGTGATATACAATTCAGCGCGGCAGGTGCATTACGTGCTACATCAGGTGTAACAGGATTATCATTAAACACAATGGGACCATTCACAATTTCAGGTTTAATGCCCTCATCTATATCCACAACAAAGCTAGATGTCGTAGGCGGCTCAGCCATGATTGTGAATGCTGGTATGATACACTTGAATGGAATACCAGCAGTTGCTATCCCGCCTATGCCTGCTATACCGGCACCTAGAATAGGTACTAGCACACAAGAAGATCAACCGTACGAACAACCAGTGTTTAACAGCGATAATGCTAAAGAAGGTAAACCTTCTATACCACTACAAGGTAAACGCCCTGGCACTAAAAATAAAATTGATACAATTGTTCCAATATTAATCACAGCTGAACCATATGTTGGTCATGCTGGTAAGCCACCAGATCCTGCGCAGGATGATCCAACAAAAGTTGGCGCAGATCCAGGTGCCAAAGATACTACTAAACCTGGCGAAAGCCCAACAAACTCAAATAAGCCTGCCGATGTACAAACACCAGGCGGGTCTCAAGCAGGCGTTGGATACAAATCAGCAGGTGGCGGCACTAGTGCTGCCGGGGGTGCTACTGGTTCTAGCACCGGAAGTCAAGCAGGTGCAGCCGGATCCAACTCTGCAGAAGCCAACCTTAAGGCTGCAAATGCCGCATTAGAACGAGCAGTTAACAGCATTCCAACTTATGCTCAAATTCAAAATGCATACAATAACTTCATGGCCGCGGCCGAAAAGAAACTGTTAGAGATAACCAATTTGAATAACGTTGTTAAGGCTATTGAAACAGCGATACCACCAATACGTTTTCCAATCACAAACGCCATACAAGAAAAAATTGTTGGGGTACAAAAACAACTAAGCGAAATGGAAGCTCGCTTAAAACAATTTGGTATTGATAAACTTGGGTTACCGCAAGATCTGCTCAAAGGTGAACTGGGTAAAATGAAAGGCTTGATAGATCAAGCACAAAAGTTAGCAACCAGTGGCGCAGATTTTGCTAATAGATTAAAAGATTTGGGACTAAGTGTAACACGTGACGGCCCAAGTTTGATTTATACAGACGCTATGGGAAATAAAATTATTGATATATCTAATGGTATTGGGCCAATTGGTACGTCGTTGGCACTTACATCAGATTTAAATGCATCTTACGAAAGCGTTAAATCAATGATAAAGGTACCACTAAACGATAATCAAACAGCGGCCATTTCAAGTTTTGTAAATTCAATTGGCCCTGAAAATTTTGCTAACAGTGATGTACTTGCCGCGCTTAACGAAGGCAAATATAGTGAAATCCCTAGATTAATGAAAGCATGGAGCCTAGGCGCTGATATAAGCGGTGCTGGTACCGAAGGCTCGTTAGTTTACAGAGACGACCTTGAAGCAAGACGCATTTACGAAGGAGAAGTGTTCCAAACACCCGACGAGGTTAATATTACGCCTCCAAGTAATGCGCAACCAGGAGACATTGGGTTCCTACGATTAGCAGAACATATTTCAAATCTTAGACAAGAATATATACGACAAAAATTAAACGAATTTGGCTTCTCATAAACAAATATAGGGCCAAAGGCCCTATATTTTTATTCTACGCTTGTCATCATTAGTTACTTCATGTTAGTAGACTTTGTAGCACTAGCTACCATTTGTTCCATCTCAAACAACTCTGAAGGTACCATATTGTTGTTATAACGAAAATTACCAACAAGATTAATACTGTCAAATAGTACATGCTTCTTGGTTACTGCGTCATACAAGCCAACAGTAAAATACTTCTTACGCTGTTCAAAAATTCTGTGAAAACGATCTGTGCGATTTGTATTATTGAAACGCTCAGCCGCATCACATACTTCATCAAACTTCTTGGTCAACTTATACATCTTTTATATAACACTCTTGTTATGTTAACGAAATGATAGCGTTATGCTACCGCCTATGTAAGTTTAAAACTTACAATACTAATATAGCTGTTCTCGACTAGAATGTCAACCGGTCATAGCCAGTTTCTTTTCTTTGTGTTTCAACCACCTACTCATAAGTCCAACTTCTCGACCATATGCTTCAACCTCCCATGGCGCATCATAATAAATGGTTTCTCCTGCTCTTGGTCTCCATGCGCGGCCCATCCAAACATTTTCAATTTTGCAGCCGCCCTTTGCTGTAGCATAATCCTTCATTAGTTCATTTTTAGCATGTTGCTTTACATGAACCATTTCGTGCGCAAGCGTTTGAATCATTTCATCTAGAGATTGCTTTTTTAATTGTACTGTGAAAAATCTACTTTTTCTTGTGCCATCTTCGTTGATTGTTGTTCCTTGAACTTCTAATTTAGTTTCAACTTCAATATCTAGTTCTATATTACGTACTAATCTACGATCCATAAGACAGCATGCAAAAAATTCTGCGGCATCACATAGTTCGTTAATGACTTTTTTATTCTTAATACCGTAAACGGAAATGTCCATGTCAGTACCTCGCTATAATATATTATTATACAACATTTTGAGCAAATTGTCAACGGCAATTTTCCTATGTCATTAAAACGAGTTTTAACTTTTAAGATAAATAATGTTATGGCAACATTTAAAGGATTCAGCACAATTGATAGGGTACGATCACCTTATACACTGGTGGATCGCGACTTAATCAAACAAGACCTTCTCAACACCTTTTACACAAGAAAAGGTGAAAGAGTAATGCGCCCCAACTATGGCAGCGACATTTGGGACTTATTGATGAATCCAGACGACGATTTAACAAAATCAGAAATAGAAAACGATGTACGCAGAATAATTGATGCAGAGCCCAGAGTCAATCACGTTGAAACAGTTATGTTTTTTCTAGATCAAACAATTAGAATTGAAGTAACACTTCAGTATGTGGCTACCGGCGATCAAGATTATTTGTATCTAGAATATGTTAGACAGTCAACAGCAGCCGCAGATAACATAGGATAACAGCAATGTCATTAGTTAATAGACAAAATAATTTATTTGCTAGCGAGGATTGGAAAATAGCCTATAAGGCCTATTCCGAAATTAATTTTCGCGCCTATGATTACGACAGTATCAGAACCAGCTTAGTTGAATATGTAAGAACAAATTTCCCTGAGAATTTCAACGACTACATTGAAAGCAGCGAATTTATAGCCATAATTGAACTCTTGGCTTATCTTTCACAGAGCTTGGCTTTCCGTATGGATTTAAACAGCAGAGAAAATTTCTTAGAAACTGCTGAACGCCGAGACAATGTTTTTAAACTGGCACGTATGTTGGGCTACAACCCAAAGAGAAATATAACTTCCAGTGGTTTAATGAAAATTACTGCGGTTAGAACAACACAGCCGTTGAACGATAGTTTAGGAAATCCTTTAAACAACAGAACAATTTACTGGGACGATGCAAACAATCCACAGAGCTACGAGCAGTTCATTGCAATCTTAAATGCTGCGATGACCAGTTCAAATAGATTTACTGCTCCTTCAAAAACAGGTATGGTTGGTGGAGTGTCTTCGGAACTGTATCAACTAAGCACACCAATTGGTGCACCTTTGGCGTATAATTTCACGCTCAATATCAATGGTAGCCCAAAAGATTTTAATGCAGTTAACCCTGATTTGGTTGACAACGGTTACTTTTTTGAGCGTCATCCTGATCCCACAAATCTTTTCAATTTGATTTATAGAAATGACGGATTAGGTCTAAGCAGTACAAATACCGGATTCTTTGTTATGTTTAAGCAAGGTATGCTGGACTTTAGAGATTTTAATTATACTGCGCCAATTGAAAATAGAACAGAAGATGTAGCTATTCCTAATATCAATGAAACAGATGTGTATCTACAAGAAATTAATTCAAACGGTCTTGTTCTTAATAAATGGGAAAAAATTCCAAATACAATTGGACAAACACTTAACTATAATAGCGTTAGTTTAGGTACTAAGAATTTATACGCTGTTGATAATATCAATAATGGCGGCGTAAGAATCAAATACCCCGACGGCAACTTTGGTAATATTCCATATGGTATTTTCCGTTTTTGGTTCCGTACCAGCGATCCAACACGTTATGCTATACAGCCCGAAGATGCTCGTAATGTAAACATTTCTATTCCATATGAAGACGCCCGCGGCAGAGAACAAAGTTTAACACTTACATTCAGACTCGAGCGTAGAGTAAACAACAGCTTACCACCAGAGTCGTTGGATGCTATTAAAGAACGTGCGCCACAAATTTACTATTCTCAGAATAGAATGATCAGCGCACAGGACTATAATGTATTTCCTTTGAGTCAAAGTAACAATATTACAAAGCTAAAGGCATTGAATAGAACACACGCTGGTCACAGTAGATACATTGACATCAATGATCCAACTGGTACATTTCATAATTTAGATACTTTTGCTAAAGATGCTATATTGTATGTTGAAGACAGAAATACGACCAGATCAATTATTGTTAATGCTAATAACACGCCAGTAGAAATTGTTGCTAGTGTTATACCTGAGTATCTCAAAGACCAACGACTAAACAATTTTGTGTACTACGGTTTGAGAAATCGCTGGACTAATTATAGAACAAATTATTTCCAAACATTAGTTGATAGCGACGGCACATCTTTGAATATTCGTTGGAAGCCGTTGCCTCTAATGGCTAAAAGCAAAACAGGTTACATGACAGAATCATTTAGTACCAGCGGTGAAACTGTGGTTATGTTAAACACAGATTCTAGAACAAAGGTATTTAAAGATAGTAATTTTGTAAAATTTGTAAATTCAAATAATCTAGATGATTATAAATGGGTAAGAATTATCAGCGTTGATAACAACGGACAGTTAACTAGTGGCCTAGCAACAAGCACAGGCCCATGGAAGCTCAGCGAAGAAATAAATGATGGCTGGTTTGCTGAAGAAGTAATCGCCTCATTGAGAAAAGTATTTAATACCAGTGAGACCGCTGCCATTCGTTCTGAAATTTCCAATAAGAAAACATTTGGTTTAGGTTATAATGTTAAACAAGATTACTGGTATGTAATCGCAAATAAAGATCTTAATAAGACTGCAGATTTTGCGCCCGACTACGCAGAAAATACATCAGGCACGGGACTAGATAGCAGTTGGTTATTATTGTTTGAATATAACCCAATTAATATTTCTAGTTATAGATATAATGTAACTGTTCGTGGTCAAGATTATGTTGTACAAAGTGTAAACGATTTAAAATTTTATAATATTAAAAATGTTAAAGTTGTTGACTCAACAAATAAATCTTCAATGGATACCATAACATTTAATACGCTAAACACAAAGCCAGGCAGCAATGAAATTGTAGAATGGTTTTCAAGATCTAGCGTAAATTATTGGAGAAATACTTCAACTGGTTCGCTACATATTCCAGTTAATTATTCTACAAATATTCCATTAAGAACACGTAATACTAAGTGGAACGACATTGAAGTTTCCTGGAACAGCAACTTTGGCATGTTTGACCCAACAGGCAGCGGCAGCGGCAATGCCACCGTTATCCTTAATAATATTGTAGCAGAAAATAGATATGTTGAAGAAGCAATTGTACCTTTAAATTCATATTTTGACGACGGTACTCAAAGCAGTCTCACAACCAATGTAACTATTGCTAATAACTCAGGTCAGTTAAGTCGCATACCCAGCACAATAACTATTCCTTTTAACAATACAACATTTGGCACAAATATTTTAGATAACAACGGCAATATAACATATCGTCAGTATAATGTTAACGGTACAGGTTTAGAAATTTTTCACGGCAATGCAACATGCTACAGCTATGGTGCTACTGGCACAAGTTATAGCTCTAACACAGCACTAGCAGGACGATTGTATCTTGCTAATGCAAACGTTACTGCACAAACAGGCAATTTAATTTACAGTGGTTTAGAAAATAATATCTATCATTTGTCCAGCGATTCAACAAAAACAATCAGCAGAGATAGAATGATATTGAATTACCTAAACAATAAAGAACAGCTAGACAAGGACATTGTCTGGGAAGTTGTTGACGTTTACAAATACGCCGACGGGTATACAGACCCTAGAAAAGTTGTTGTGGCTCCTAAAGATTCTGATAGTGACATGGTTCCTGATCGTCCTCTACAGTTTTATGAATTTGTAGACACAGACGATCTACAATTGTTTGAGTATTATACTGATTTTGATGGCTACACATACGACCGCCCAGTTAGCGGTGTAATTTTAGATTACCGTAAAGAAAATTCAATTACTGTTAATTTTACAGGTGATACTATTAGTCCAGGTAGTTATACAAATCTTACCACACTTAGTGATGTCAATTGGATCATTGTTAAAAATTTAGCAGTAGCTCAATCATATTTAGAAAACAATCTTGGCAAAGCAGGCGGCATCAAAGTTTATTCAATTGCACAAGATACTTGTTACGTGCTGACTCCTAGCAGTACAAATTTAAATATTGTACGTGCAGTAGAGTCAAATGATTTCTTTGTTAAGACTGGTAGAGGTCCAACACAGAATACTGCAAGTATTACACAAGACGATTGTATTATACGTTGGCAACATGTTGCACCAAATGATGTAAGAATTGATCCTAGCATTAGTAATGTTGTAGAAATGATCATTCTTACTACAAGTTATTATAATGAAGTATTGGCCTATCAAACTCAACCAATGGGCCGCGCCTTACCTAAAGAACCAACATCTGCAGAATTAGGTGTTGAATTCCAAGGATTAAACGAATACAAAGCAGCCAGCGATAGTATTGTATTCCGTAGCGCAAAATTTAAACCGCTGTTTGGTAGCTCAGCCGAAGCAGAATATCAAGCAAGATTCCGTGTAGTTAAAATATCAAATCAACTCAGTGATAACGAACTTAAAACAAGAATCATTGCCGCATTCAATAGTTACTTTGATGTTACAAATTGGGAATTTGGCGAAACATTTTATTTTACAGAATTAAGTAGTTATGTACACCAACAGTTAGGCAGCGGTATTGGCAGTATTGTTATACTACCTAAGAACACATCTGGTAAGTTTGGCGATTTATTCCAGGTTAAAGCTGAACCTAATGAACTCTTTTTAAATACAGCTACAGTTGAAGACATTGAAATCGTAGACAAAATTAATTCACAAACATTGCGTACTGATCGTTAAGGGTTAAAATAATGACAGAAAAAATTTATAAAAAGTTACCGGAAGTATTACAGACTTCAGCTGTTAAAAATTTCTTTGAAAGTACAGTAGAGCAGCTTTTCAGTAAAGCAAATACTGAACAGCTACAGGGCTTTATTGGCTACAAAACCAAAGAAGACGCTGGAGTTAAGGGTGCTTTTATTTCTGAACCTACAGCAACACGACGTTTTTACAGCGTGTCTCCGGTAGCAAATAATATAAATCCGCAAACAAATCAAAGTGAAAATATTGTATTTTACGATGAATTTATTGACACATTAGCTACCTACGGCGTTGATGTTAGAAATCAAAATAAACTGTTTGGAGAAAAATTTTCAACATTCATGCCGCCGGTTGATGTTGACAAATTGATTAACTATCAAGAATATTACTGGTATCCAGACGGACCATCAACAATAAACATTTCGGGCACACTTGCTAAGCCAATTGACATTGACCGCGATATCTTAGGTAGAGTTTCATATACATCACCAAATAATAAAAAATTCCGTAACGGAATGATTATTAAGTTTGACGGACAATATGTAATACCTAGCTCTGAAGTTGGTGTTGAATATATTGTTGAAGGTGTTGGCGAGGGCATTTATCTAGTACCTAAATCTGATAATTTCAGCACACGTTTTTCAACACCAGTAAATGATTTATTTGACCCAGCAATCATTAACCTAGACGATCCAAATGTTACTCATAGTGCAGGTAATGTATCAAGCGTTACAATTTTAAATGGTGGCACCGGATATAGCAACAGTGATATTTTGGTATTCTCCGGTACAGCAAACACACAAGCCACAGGTAATATCATTGTTGACGGCAACGGCTCAGTTACATCTATTGTTATTACATCAAGCGGTAATCATTACAGCGATCACGTAAGTGCTACAATTTCAAGTGCTACCGGCTCAGGTTTTGTGGGCGGTGTTGTTCTTGACGAAATGCACGAATTTTTAAACGCTGATTTTGTTGGTTCAATATCTGGCAATGTTTTGACAGTATCCTCAGTAACATCAGGCGCACTAGCAGCCAATATGTATTTGATTGGTACAGGCATTGATGCTGGTACCTATATTGTGTCCGGCGCAGGCACAACATGGTATCTAAATCAATCATTGACTGCTACCGGCTCAATCACAATCACAGGTAATACTGTAAATATTTTAGATACGCAAATTAAATTTGGCGTTAACCCTAACACAGGAAAATATTACTTAACCGGTGATACTGTAAACGGCTTTGACGGAGAAGCGTCTACATGGGGTGGCGGCCTTTCACAGTCAGCAGCTGACTATATTTTAATTCGCCGCGGAGCCGCAAACAAAAATATCTGGAGTCGCGTAAACTTTTGGTATCACCGAGATAACTTTAAGGATGCCGGCGATGAGTTGCCATCAAGTGCGTATCGTGCGGCACGACCAATTATAGAATTTGATCATAGAATTGAACTGTACAACCACGGTGTGAATGGCATTGGCGGCGTTAATATTGCATCTACTAATCTTTCATATGCAGATGTTAACGGTTCTAGAACTGGATTATTAATTGACGACGTACCATCTGAAAGAGCATTAATTGTGTTCCCCACAGAGCCTGCATCGGTAGCAAAGTATATCTATCAGGCTATTACAAACACAGCTACTAACTTAATTGAACTAAAGCGTGTTGGCGACCCGGTATTAAATCCTACAGGCGCAGTTGACGGCGATGCTGACTTTGTGCCATGGGAAATGACAGTAGGCGATGTTGTACAAATTAAAAATGGTAATTTAAACACGGGCAAAGAATATCGCTACACCAGCAACGGATTAGTGTTGTGTCAAGAAAAATTAACCATTAACCAAGATCCTCTATTTAATCTATACGATGATACTGGCGTAGCACTAGACGACCCTGGCAAATATCCAAATGCGACCTTTACCGGTAACGCAATCTTTGGATATATGAGAAACATTGACGAACTGTATAATGTCACTGAATTGAACGCTAAACAATCGCCAGTTGAGGATTCTGTTTTAGGTTTTAAATTATACTATAAAGGATTTAAAGCCAGCAGCGAAATAGCATTTAAAAATCATCTAGGTATTGAGCATCACTACTATGTGCCACTGGGTCAGGTTGGCCAAGAGTTTATACCAGGATATTATTTCTATAAACTTACTAACAACTCAGTTGATGAATTTCACTATGATTGGAAAACAGTATCCAAGCCTTCACAACAAAAAATATATACAAGCTATACACTAAGTCAATTTGATATTGACAGAGGGTCGGTAACATTTTTCATTGGGTGTGAACCAAGATTTAATGTTGATGTAAACAGTAGCTACGAAATCACAGTTACCGTAAATGGTATTAAACGCGAAGATTTTACCTACGGAGAAAGCAGAGTTGGCTTTATTGATTTTGATACATTTAATTTCTCAGTGGGCGACTTTATTGAGATATGCGCCGCTTCAGATACTGGTTTAATTTCCTACGATAGTATAAGCAAATACGAAATTCCAGTATCATGGAGAAACCCATATGTAAATGGGATCAGCGTAACAGCCGAACCAGAATATTTACAGCATTATAAAAATTATATGGAAGCACAGGTAGGTTTCCAAGGCGATGCTTTAAGCATCAATAATTTTTCTAACACAACTAAAGATATCAATCTAGCCAAAGATATTATTAGTTCTGATGATAATGCTATATTGGCAGCATTTTTACTAGACGATCAACCTCATAATCTTGTAAATGCTATTAGATTTAATTCTAGTGAGTATGTAAAATATAAAAATCGTTTAAAAAGCGAAATAGAAAACTATTTTAATACCTACGATATAAGCACATATTCTAACGAATACGTTATCGAGCAAGTACTTCGTAATGTTATTTCTTATAAAGTTGGCAAGGATGTATTTAATAGAACTTATGTGGTTCCATTTGGCGACAATTACACCAACGAAGAATTTATTATCAACGATAGAACAACAGTAGAATTTGTGTCAGCTGAAAACGTTGACTTGGATAATATTGAAAATAGTCTATTAGTTTATCAACGTAGAGACGCAAATAGTACTAATAAACTTTTAAATGTTGATATAGATTATACTATAACTAGTTTTAATCCATTAACAATTGAAATAACAAACAATGTTTCCTTGGATCTAGGCGATGTTGTTGTGATGAAAATATATGGCGCTGAACGCGATAGTGCCCAGTGCCCAGCAACACCAAGCATTTTAGGTTTATACCAACTATACCAGCCGGGCATTGAAGTAGATAATACTTTCAGCACACCGGTTACAGTTATTATTGGGCATGACGGATCTAGAACACCAGCATGGGGAGATCGTCGAGACGAAATACTCTTAGAATTTGAAAAGAGAATCTATAATGCTGCCAAGTCTGAATTTAGATTAGCTAACAGCTTACCTGCTCTTAATAAGACAGCAGTTAAGCCCGGAGCATTCAGAACAACAGGTTTTGAGTATTACGAATGGTACGACTTATTACGCTATCACTATTCAACATGGGTAAGTTCTAATAAACTAGATCCAATTGAAAATCAATATTTTGATACCACAGACTCGTGGACATGGAACTATCGCGGCGATAGTTCAATACCAGGATATTGGAAGGGATGGTATAATTTTTATTACGATACAATAAGACCTAATACACATCCATGGGAAATGCTAGGGTTCACTGAGCAACCACTATGGTGGGAAGATGAATATGGCACAAACTATAGTAGTACAAATACTGCTATGTGGAGTGATCTAGCTGATGGTATTATTCGTCAAGGCACTAGAGAAAATTTAACCAACGACAAATATCTAGTAGATAACCCTTTCCGTAGAGTTGGTCTACATGAAGTCGTACCAGTAGATTCAAATGGGGATTTAATCTCACCATACAATTTAATTTCTACAGGTACAACTACTAAAACCAAAGAATGGAGAAACACCACTGTTAACGACAGCTTGGCTTACAAAACTACAAGTATACTTGTCAACGACGGTATTAATGTAAGCTACGATAGTAGCAATGTTTATTTACAGGGTCGTGCATTAGTAAATCACACTATAAATGTAGAAAGAAATTTTGTTGGACACAGCGTCCTAGAAGAACAAGATGTGAGCTATGCATGGCCTCGTAATTATACGCCTACTGCAACAAAGACATCATTACCAGATTACGCAGTTGGTGTTTTAATTAACGGGTTGCCTTTATACAATACTGCCACAGTTGAAACTTGGAACAACGAAGGTGAGTGGAAATACAACAAAGTAGCCATAGAAACACACAGCGATTTAACCTTAGGTCACGTGTCAGGTAATGGATTGATGCATTACTACACCGTTGATCCTAAAGTTGTAGAACTTGAGCAATGGGACAAAACAGTACATAGCCCAATAGTTGGTTGGGCGTTTGATGGCTTGCCAATTTATGGTCCTTATGGCTACAGAGAATATTTTGCAAACGGTGCTGTCAAAGATAACACTATTACAAATATTAAGAGCGCATTCAAACTACGTTCTGGTATACGTCTAACGGGTCCCGGCGGCGCACATACAGGTACATTTGTACAGGATTATGATTATAATCCTTTAGTAGACGGCAAACCAGGTTACGTAGGTCAAGTTGATGCTACAGGTGCAGGTGTTGCAGGTGTTGGTTTATACAATGCACACCTGACAGTCCTAACTCACCAATTTATTTTTATGTTGCAACACTTGACGACGCCGGTAAGCCAATGTTCCCATATGCAGTAGGCGGTGGCGTACAAAACCATTCTACAAGTGGTACTGTTTGGGGTAGTAAGTATTTTGCTGTACCGTTAGACCTTGCTAATAATACACAAAGTTCAGCTGTAGTACCTAGCGGTATTACAGAAGCAATTACTAGCGATAGTATTGTTTCTAAGTCGTACAACGATGAAATTAGTATGGACTGGAAATTTGGCGATGGTGCGCCCGTTGAGATGGCATGGAAATATTCTGAGGAATATCCTTTTGCTGTAACAGAAGCACTATTACTTTCAAAACCAGCAAAATTTGCTACATTGTTTGCTGACCCAACACAACTTACAACAACAACTGTTAACCCTGATGTGCAGATTCAAAAGGTAACTAGAAAAAGTTGGGATTACGCTAACCGAGAACATTTTAGAGTTCACGGAGATACAAATTTAATTGATGGTAGCTTTGTAACCAACATTGGCTATACACAATTTATTAACAGCTGGTTAGCATTCCAGGGTTTAACTGTTCCAAATAGTTTTAGTTATAAACTAAGAACTCTTAATATTAAACTTGGCCATAGAATGGCTGGCTTTATTGACAAAGATACAATGGTGCTAAGAACGGACCAATATAGCACAACAGGTAACGCAACAAGTCTAATTATTCCACAAGAAAATATTGGCGTCCAGGTTCATAGTTCTCCATATAAGACTCGTAATTTTTATTCTGGTGTTATCATTGAGAAGTCAGAGCATCCAGCCATGCATGGTCATGGATACAAAGTTAGAGGCTTTGACAAAAACTTTGGATATTTCTTAACACTGGAAAGTGATACACGTGGTCCAAGAGAGCGTGTGAGCGTGGGTGGTGAACCAGCTAAATTTGTTGACTGGTCACCAAATATTTTCTACAAGCGAACAACTATTGTTCGCTATCAAAATGGTTATTATAGCGCGACAGATGATGTGCAGCCAAGCACAGCATTTGAAAGAAACAAATGGACAAGATTATCTGCACTACCACAAGTAGGCGCAGCCACAGGCGTTCTATATCAGGAAACAACAGGTAATGTTGTTCGTGTTGATTATGAAAC